AGAACCACGCGTTGCATTTGCGTCTATAGCCCTCGCATAGCCCTGTAGAGTGCCGAGAACCAAGCGCGGCACACTCTGCCAACCAGTAATAGCATAGCCGCTCACAAGCGTTCTAATCTGTTCTTCGAGATTGCCTTGTATTCTCGCGGGAGCGGTTATCACAACGCGATCTAGGAGAACGTTGAGATTGTGTCCAGAAACAGTAAGCTCGTTACTCGCGCTTGTATCTGCCGTGTTGATCTGCGAAACTTCAAACACGCGCCCGTCAACTTCAACATATTTAGCTTCTTTGACCGTGTTGTATTCCGTGACAGGCAACACCAATTTAAAGTCACCGTCAGCGTCCCACCTATCCGTATAAGACAGCGAGGAAAACGTGTCGATTACTTTTCCAGTAGTCTCAAAATTCGCGTCGTACAGTTTAATATCCATACTATCCCCTGTACCGTTCGCGCCATGCCAGTGACTTGGTAAGATTCCCGATGCCACTATCAGCAGACACAGTAAGAGTATTGCTGCCAATTTGCAAACTAAAGAAGTCCGAGAGTTTGTCATACTTGCAAATCTCCCCGTTTAGCGTCGTGTATTTGTCGCGTGATACGGTCGAAATTACCGCCACATCGCCAGACGCCATTGTCTCCTTTATTATAACATATTTTCCCGTGCTGTCCATCACTTTCGGGTTAACAACCGCGCCCGATGCGGTCAGAGTGAGCGCGAAACCAGTTGCCTCATGCCCCGCAACGGTAAAAGTTACATCATTTCCAGAAATAACGAAACCAGATGACACACCTATCCCCGCAGGAAACGCAAGCGGGAAAGCAAACAGCGGACTAGCAGAAAAGAACGGGTTTGTCATCTGTTCGCCCAAGAACCACGGATTCGGCATCACAAAGCTGATGATAACGTACGGTCTTTCGTTCCACTTGAACCCGCGCGGCTTTTTGACTTCTTCGATACGTCCATAGCCCGTGCGTTCAACGCCGTTTTTATAAACCGTGATAACTCCCGCCGCCTTACTGTCAAGATACGATTTCAGCAACAGTTCCGTTGCGTCGATCTGCGCGGCAGAATATAACTTTGAATTGATATGAATTTCAAGCGTCCGCTTTTCATAGCGCACACTCTTTTCATACGATCCATCACCCGCCGCTAGTTCTTCCAGAGAAACGTCAACATCCATGTAATCATCGCCCTGTATGCTTACACAGTTCCAATCATACGCCGCGCCTGTTTGGATGACGTTCGATCCTATCTGTAATCTGACTTCTTTTCTATCAGGCATATAATTCACCAGTTAACTTTCTCGCGAACAGCTTTGCGGCTTGCGTTGTGGACTGTAGCGGTTGATTGAAGTTCACCGCGCCGATGGTCACGCCAGACATTGCGCCAGCACCTGCCAACGCTTGCCCGTACAGCCCCGTAGAGCCTGTTACAGACGCGCTGATAGTCGGGTTGTACGTTTCGCCCATCACGCCATCCATCAGCCCACGCATTGCGTTTTTCGCGTATCCGGCATACTTCATTATACCATCACCAAGACCATATGACAACATCTTACCGACTTCCTCCTGCATGACAGTAGATGGGCTATGGATTCCGAATAGATTTTTGATGTAGCTGATGACGCTCTTGACCCAACCGCGCAACATACCATACAGCCACGATATTGTGCCGCTGATGCCTTGCCACAAACCCTTAATCATATTTTTGCCGATTTCCATGATCTGCGGCGCAAGCGCACCGAACGCCTTAACCAATGCAATGAAAATTTGCGGTACTGCTTTTACCAATTGTGGCAACGCGGCAAGTAAGCCTTGCACAATAGCCACAATAATATCAGCCGATGACGCGAGTAACGTTGGAAGGTTCGCAACGATTGCGTTAATAAGTGAAATAATGATTTGTGGAGCAGCCGCCGCAAGCATAGGAATGGCGGTGACAATGCCCTGCATCAATCCCATCATGAGTTGAACCGCCGCGTCAATCAGCATTGGGATATTATTGATAAGTGTGTTGATGATCGTGATAACCGTCTGGACGATTGCAGGAATCAGTGTCGGAGCTTGTTCCGCGATTCCAAGCGCAAGCGTGGTTAGAATCGTCAGTGCGGTTTCAAGTAGCATCGGGATATTATCAAGCACGAACCCCGCAAACTGACTGATTAAATCGAACGCGGCAGTGACCAGCAGCGGCATGTTCTGCATGATCGCGCTTGCGAGTGCTTGCAGAATAGACCCGCCAATCTCGATGATCTGCGGGATAGCCTGAGAGATTTTATCAACGAAACCGCTAATGCCTTTATTGATGGAATCTGACCCGCTCATATCGCCAGTGAATAGTTTTGCAAGCCCATCCGTTACCAGCGTCAGAGTCGGCAGGAACTCGCCCATCATACGGTTCTTCATGCCCGTCAAGGTCTGTTGCATGAGCGAAACGGAGTCACCGAAATCGTCCGACGCTTTGACCGCTTCGTCAGACATTACAAGCCCGTAATCCTCGGCTTGCTTTCTCATTTCTTCGATGCCAGCAGCGCCACTGTTGAGAATCGGGAGCAGCTCGGTTGCGCTGCGTCCAAAGAGATCAGATGCTAGAGCCGTGCGCTCATTTCCTGCCTCCATCTCAGACAGTTGTTTGATCGTGGTGTTGAATAATTCTTCGGTTGAGAGCGCGGATAACTGCTCTTGCGATATTCCAAGCGTCTTAAAAGAGTCGCTACCTGCAACCGCCGATTCAGACAGCTTCTTCATGCCGCCTTGCAACACGCCAATGTCAACGCCGCTTTGACCGAGAATGTAGCGCCACTCTTGGAAACCTTTTGCTGACATATTGAGTTTTTGGCTCATGTCGTTGACTTCCGAACCGTAATCAGATACGTCCATAGCGCCTTTGACGAACGCTCCACCGAGAGCGATAGCAGCGGTGGAGATCGCGCCAACAACAGCGGCGGTTCCTTTGAACGCTGCGCCCAACGTCTTGGCAAATCCGCTGCCTTTTTTACTGGTTCCTTCTATGCCCTTGTCTACGTCTTTATCATCGTAAGCAACCTTCACGAAAAGATCCATGAGTGTCATCCGAGTGTTTCACCGCCTTCCGAAACACGTTTCCACACAAAGCCGCCAGCGGTATGGCCTCTTCCATTACAGACGCTGCTTATCGTTGCGTGGTTAACTCCTGTCGCCTTAAACGCAGACAGGGCAGACGGAAACCGTGCAATAAAATTTCCATCTTTTGTGTACTGTTCAACTGGTATACTTTGAGCTATTGAAACCGCTTCTTTTTCTTTTTCCGTTCGATGTCTTCCGTATGTTGGACTTTGATCTCCGCAATATTTTCCAATTCTTGATTTGCTTATTCTTTCTTTAGTTTCCTGCGAGAAAATTTTTCCCATGTAAAGATCGCTCATTCGCTTTCTTGCTTTCTGCGTGTGTTTTCTTCCAAGACTTCCGTCTCCTCCAAGCGTCATATTATATCCATTGATTAACGATTCAAACGCTTGTATGTAGTGACGTTCCCGTGCATCAAGTGATTGTTTGTCGCAAAGTTCAATAACATAAAACGAAAACGATTCTGATCCATAAACATTCCAAGCTCCTTGAAGATGTTTGTTGTAATGCTTGTTCGCGTTGAGTGATCTCCTATGTGTAGTCCATCGAAGCTCTATGTTTACGGCTTTTCCGATATACTTCTTGCTATTGACGGTATTTTCAATGCAATATATTCCCGTCACGATTTCACCTTCAATCCGCACCGCTGAATAACATCAGCCGCGATTTCTTCACCGCTCCGCGTGTCTTGCGGCGCATGGTCGATCAATTCAGCATACCTTTGTACGGACTGATACTTCATGCCCATTGCCATAGTCCGTAGCATATCCGTGGTGTATATGCGGTAGCTTAATTCTTCACCCTCTTGAATAAAGCGCGCAACCATGTATTTCACAGTCGCGCGCCCGTTGATTACTCGCCCTTCACTGAGGTATCTGTAGGCGGCGTTTCTTCCACGCTCCGCGCCGCAGAGGTAAAAAGCTCAATCAATGCCTCGTCCTGAATCATGCTGATAAGCGACTGCATGATGTTGAAAAGATTCATGTCATCAATCGACTTGCCGTCCAGCGTTGCAATGATCTGGATCACATCGCGCTTGTGCGTTTTTAGCAGCAGCGGGACTTTCTTGACAAGATGCTTTCTCGCTGTGACATTTCCGTCCTCACCCTTCACGGGCTTGACGCTGAACAGGTCTGCGCATTCCTTGTCGCTTGCAATGTTCGCAACAGGTTCGATCAGGTCTGCGATAACCTCAACAGCGCGATCACCTTTGATTTCAGATAGTTTCATCTCTCCGCTCCTCCTTTATGCTTTCGCTACAACGATGCCTTTACCAGCATGCTGTGCCGCGCCCGTAGCGGTTAGAATCACCGCGATGATGATATCCATGCCCGTGGTCGCGGTGATGTCGGCAGAACCGTTCCAGCTCGTCCACGCAGAACCCGCGAGAACCTGACCAGCGGACGGAAGAATCAAACCGTAACCAGTCTGATACACATAGGATTCAGATCCGCCCGGTGTTTCCGTCATGCCAGTGATAGCGGTATCGCCAGAATCAGTACCAGCCGCGCTTGCAAATTCAAGCAGGAAGTCGCCCGCTTCGGAAGTGCCTTCTTTGACGTAGACCTCGAAAGGCAGTTCTTCGGGCGTGTAGATGCTTGAATGCCCCATGTACTCAAACGCGAACTGTCCCTTTTCCTTGTCCGTGCTCTGGATAGCGAAACCGCCCGTAGAGAGCGCGTTAATCAGCTTGATAGCCAGAAAACCGCCGTTCGTCGCGCCAGTCTTGTCACTGTAGGGGCAGACATACCAGAGATCATCAAAGTCACCAGCCGCAAGAGCCGCGCGAGGCGTGATCTTGGTTGTGTCAACCGTTCCAACGTCAGCCGCACCGATAAGTGATTTGACCGTTGCGGTCGTGATCGTGAGAGCCGTACCGCTTAATTTGCACTCGACGGAATCAAGCTGTTTCATTTCCTTGCTGTTTTTCGGGCAGTTGTCAACGTCCTCGCCGTAATCCTTGTAGCTCGGCACGATAGACGCGCTAATACCGCCAGTGGTCGCGGCGAAGATGTCCGCTTGCGAATACGCGCCCGTAGCTGGCGTGAAGTCGGTCAGCAGGATTCCCGCGTTGGTTGCCAATTTCTCAACGAAATCGACGGGAAGATCATAGAATCTCATTCTTTTTGCTCCTTTACGCCGTTAAGAATTCGGCGGTGATATTGATGTATCGTCTGCGGATGTTTGCGTCA